TATTTATTTAGGATTAAACGATACGAGCGATTATTTCTTGCCCTGAACCCAAAGATCGCGCTCAGTAATAATCCTAAAGTTCAGACGTTGTGCCTTGCAGTAAGCTCTTGCAGCTTCCCACTTAGCCATGTTTAAAATTGCAGCGGCTTGCGCTCTTGGTGATTTGCCAGCTTCTTGCAGACTGGTTTCTTTAGAGGGTTTGATTTCCCAAACTTCCCCGTGGGTCTTACCGTTAGCATCCATAAACATTACAAAGAAGTCCGGCACGTAGATTGTGTTTCTATTTGTAAATGGATTGCGATAGTTGATGTGTATTGCTTCGCTTGCCCACTGTATGATAGCAGGATTGTTGTCGCACATACACATTACTGAAAATTCCCAAGAGCTACGATACGATGGGCTTTTATTCCCTACGTACTTCTCTTTGTTCTTAATTTGGTATTTGCCCTGTGCGTACTTTGCCATTACAGTAAGATAGTTCTAGTTATGTAGGGGCTTGTTTTAAGGCCAGTGTTAACACCTAATATGCTCGTTTGTACTCGAGACATATTTAAAAATGCAGCTAGGTACGAATTTAACTGTCCCTGCGGTAGAGCTTCAAATTGCGATAATACTGTTAATGGATCAATATTTTGTGACATTGCAGTGTATAAAACAGATGATGCCATCGTATGTGCAGTTTGTCGATTTGTTGTGTATTTTTCAAAGAATGCAACTATAGCATCATTTGTATCTGCAGATACGTTAAATGGGATAGCGTAAAAATTATTGAAATATTGTGTGGCATTGTTAGCAGCCGTTGACGCAGAAAGGTCAGGGCCTGTAATATTTGTTGCTGTAGTGATTTGTGGATTAGCCATTATTAACCTCCGCTAGGTGGTGGGGTAGCAGTACCCAATATGGAACTGAGTCCTTGCTGTCCTGCGTTTATTACACCACCTACTGTAGATACTGCTAGTCCCAATGCTGTTGATGTTCCCATATTTTGAATTGTTTGCAATGTTGCAGCTGGATTTGCTAATGCCTGAGCGGCAAGACCAACTACTGCACCTAATCCCGCAGTTCCAGAACCAGATAAACCATTAGCAAAACTGCCAGTAGTTTTACTAACAGCACTTACTCCCCTTGCTTCAATGCTCTGAGCTATTGATAGAGGATTAGGAACTCCTTCCTTAAAGGAACCAATTCCAGGAAGAACAAATCCGCCACTATTGGTTGATGTCTTAGCATTTGTGTCTGTTTGTTTGTTTAATGCATCAGCTATACTCATTGACGCTGGATTTGCTGTTGTAAATAATGCCTGATTTATTTGATAACCAAGTGTTGTAGTTTTGTTTGCAAAATCTGTCATGCGATCCGAACTAGTTACCGATGATGGTTGTTGGTTACCTTGCAATAGTGGGCTCGGTACGTTATCGTACAATAGGTCAATATAGCCACCAACTGTAGTTGGGGTCACTCTACCAGTTAAATATTTTACAGTTTCAAATTGCACAGCCATTTCGTGCTGCAATACGTTGTCGTTTGCACCGTTAGCAAGTTCACCATGCTTAAAATTTGTGATGATTGGGTTTATTAATTCGTACTCGTCAAAGTTTCCTTGGTACAAACTATACAGTCTGATAGCTTGAATATACTGATAAGGTTGTGCGCTATTAGACCCATTGTAGCCTATTGCTGGGCGAGGTGAGTAGCCCCAGTCAAACGTTGCACGACTTTGATATTTGTGTAATGCACCATATGTTGCATCTGCATAGTCCGAGTCTCGGAAGTAGTAACTGTAGTAATCGTACCAGAAACTTAATACGTTGTCTGACTGGTCATCGTGGAATGTAATAGTAACTGGATCATACTTAATAGCATTCTGCACATAGTTCTTACGATTATATGCATTGTGTGCCTTAATGTCGATTGAGAATGATGGTAGATTTACGCTCTTAACAACCATTCCCATCTCTTGTGCAGTTTTATTGCTAAGGTTAGTAATCAATGGATTGAAATCAAATTCAACGTAGAATAGAAATCCATATTTCGGACTTAATCTGTATTGTGAATCAACGAAGATTTTCTTTGCGTGTTGGTAATCACGCATCTGTCCGATTGGACGAGTTACACTACTTGGGATAAGATTGCTCATACTAATATTTATGCAATAAAAAACCTGGGTTTTTAGGCCCAGGTTGTTTTATGATACATCCGATTAGTTAACGCCAGGTCCAGATGTTGGAGATACGATTGTTGTACCAACTCCGCCGCCCACAGTCTGAAGTGCATTATCAAACTTAACTGTTAATGCAATCTGTACTGGATCGTTAGAACTGTACGTCATTTCACCCCAATCAACCTGTTGTAAGAAGCAACCATACAATTCCCAAGCTTCAAGAACTTTAGGTGTTGTTGCACCATTACCACCATCTAATACTTCATAGATTAGTTGGAACTTGTAATCAGCACCAGTTGGAGCAGATGCTTGTTCTAGGAAGTCAAATTGCTTCTGAACCTGCTGACCAACTAACACACTAACTGCACCAGTAGCATCGTCACGCAAGTTAATTACTGTGTCTTGCCACTCTGGTTTGCCTTGTAAGTAAACTTTGCTGTTGTACACATCTAATGTGATTGGTGTAAAGTTTACGTTTGGACGCTTAATATCAACTACTTGTTTTGTTAACTCATTAACACTAGCACCTGTGCCAAAGTTAACAAATGTCGCACGGAAGCGATACTTGAGTTTTGGCATTAGCAAGCCTTGTGCATCTGCACTTTGGCTATTTGCTAATGGTACTGTAAATTTTGCTAAACTTCCTACGGCCATAATATTCTCCTGTTATCCTTATTTATCATTTATCTTAGGTCGATTTTAGGCCTAGTTGACTGATAGTACCTGGGTTGTAGATTGCAATTGGAATGTAGATAAACTCAACATCACGCATTGGCTCAATAGCTACGTCAACATATAGTTGGCTGTTAGCAATAGTTGCCGATGTGTTATTGCTTGTATCACATACTACTGCGAAGTCATACAAACCACGTAGACTTAGCACACCATGTAATGCACCTTCGATCTGTGTTGCAATCGATTTACGTGTGATTGTGTCATTTGGTTCAAACAAGTAACCATTCGATACTCTTGCAAAGATTACACGTAGATAGTTCTCTAGTCGAACAACGTTAACACGGCTTCTAGCAGAGCTATCACCAGAACGTGTCTCTTGTCCCCAAACAACTAGTCCAACTTGTGGCAATTGTGTAATTGGGTTAATATTCAACGTAAACAATGCATCACGTAAACCTTGGTTAATGCTATTGTGTGTAAATTGACCTGTCTGTGAATCAACATAACCGATGTCGTTTAAGTTAGTTACTAGACCACGTTGTACACCAGCTGGTGCAAACCATGGATAGCTAACTTGGTCGTTGTACAAGTATGTGCGTAGTGCAGCGTGGCTTGGTGGCACTGCAACACTGTTACCAGACAAGTCAGTTGTTAAACCAGCTGGGTAGTAGATACCTAAGTATGGGCTAGCTGTTGCTAAACCTGTACCAGCATACTTACCGCTGTTAGTTTCCCAAGCTGTAATATCTGTTACGCTTGGTGCTAGTGTCATTGGCGTATCACCGATAACAAAGCCTGTGCTGCCACGGTTGTCGTTTAATGTTACTAGTGCTGGGATCAACTCTGGGTATCCAGGAGCAACAATTAAGTTGAAGTTAAAGTTAGCATCTAGCACGTCGGTGTTGCTGTTAACTGCTGCTTCCATTGCCTTAACAACAAGAGCTCGTTGTGCATGTGAGCCTGCGTACATTGCACCAAGTTGGTTTAATCCGCTTGCGCTTACCCATGCATTCTTCTGTGTTGGAAGAGTTGCATTTGGGAAACTTGTGCTGTTGAAATAGTTCAATGCAAAACGTTTAACGTTATATCCCGAACGACGTGTGTTGAATAGCAATATACCACGTGGGTATAAACGATAGTCTGGAACATCAAGATCAGTATAGCTGCTTGTTAGCAAGCTAGTAATTGTTGGCAATGCACCAGTAACTGGATCTGCTGTACCTGCATTGTCCCAACGTGCATCAGCAAAGATAACACCGTTGCTTGATACATGGTCTGTCTTGTCGATTGCAATCCAACCTGAACCATTGTAACGATACAATGCTGGGTAGTTTGCTAAGTCACCGCTATCTAACCACAAGTCACCAGCAACTAATGGGCTAGCATCTGTGTGGCTTGTTGGAGCTACTGTAGCAGTAACAATAACACCGTTTGAGTCTGTACCTGTTAGTACATAACCGCGGGCATCGCTACCAACTGTCTTGTAACCTTTCCAACCGTTGTCATTAATCATAATGTCAACATCAGCTGGGTTGCTGTAGTACCACAATGTACCGTTTGCTGGGTTAGCATATGGTGTTGTTGTGCTGTATATAATGTTTGATGTAATGAAGCGGAAGTTTGTAATTGCAAGCTGTCCAGGCAACATAATTGGTTGGATAGATGCGCTTGAACCAACTGCTCCAATACCTGCATTGCTTAATACGTTTGCAGAACCACCAGCACCTGGTGTTAGCAGGATAAATCCACCAGCAGTGTGAGTGATAGTGATTGTGTTGCTGCTAGCATTGTATTGTGCAGTAACGTATGGTAGGTTAGCACTTAAAATGTCTGTTACGAATTGTTGTGGTGTTGAACCTGTTGTAGTAACTAGTACACTGTTATAACCAGCAACTGATGCTGCACCGTTAAGTCCAAGACCAAGTGTAGTTCCGCTTAGTCCAGGTGCAGTAGCTTGGATTGTAAATGTCTGTCCAGCTGTGAATAATACAGTTGTACCACCAGTACCAACTGTTGTTGCGCCACCAGCATTTGTTAGTGTTTGCAACGAGTTGTACGAAGCAGGATCAAGAATGCCACTTAATGCAAATAATTGACCAACTGGGATATTAGCACCACCAGCTACTGGGTCAAGACCGAAAATTGCATCTGCTGGGAAGTTGTACAATGGAACAGCTTCAGGTACCCATGTATTAGAAGTTGCGTTGTACTGAGAGAATGCAGGGTTCCAACCAGTACC